AGGATACGACCCAAATAAGTCTTATTCTTCGCTGCCAGGAATTGTCGCATTCGTTTCGCCATTTCCTGATCTTTCCAGTTCGCTAACCATTTCTCCGTTTTGGTTTTCGTATCGTGAATAATGCTGAACGACAACGCAGAGTATGGCGGTGGTTCAATAAGACCAAACTTCGGCGCAAAGACTTCTTGCCAGAGTTCGTAGTTCAGATACGGCGTATTCTGTTCTTCGGTCTTCTTAGTGTACCCTTCCTCTTCTTTAACACGTGCGGCTTTAAGGTACGTGGTCTCCCCTTTACGAATCGATTCGTAGATCGTATACTCCCACCGGGCTACCCACCGTAAGTAACGACTCAGTTCCAACATTTTCCCTTCCGTAACACTGTCGACAATCTCTTCGATCATCAAATCAAGATCTTTACGTACTCCGGCCGGTGAGTTGGAAGCAATGAGCTCTACGCCTTTCTTCTCTCGGTCTTCGATATAGACCCCTTCTTGTACGCGTTTGTTTGCCGCATAGTGCTTAGCACGGCTGGTCAACATGAACACCGGGAAAAGGAATTCGTTCTTCATTGCCAGACGGAAGACTTCTTTCTCGTCCTGAACGCCCATGTTTACGGTCATGGTAGCAAGGTTATGCGTGGTCGTCTGCGAGACAAGGAACGCAATCCCTTCAGCCAGAATGATGTTTTCTTTCGTTAGCAAGTCATTATCAGAGTACCAACGAATCCAATCCTGAACCGTAAAGATAGCGGAGTCGGTATCAGACCCTACACCACTACGTCTAACTGCGTGAGGGAAGTCAGAAATCAGGAACGGGATGTTTCTTGACATCAGGAACGTATCAATGATTTCTTTATATTTGTCCAGCGTCTGGTAAATGAGTGCACAAGTGGAACCTAAACGCCAGTAATCGGGTTTAGCAATAACTTCTTCGTGGAACGGGTTTTTATCGCCAATGATTTCCGGGAACATAACCGTGATCTGTGCGATGGTGTCTTCATCGACAAACTTCATCCAACCTTTGTAGTCAGGTACCGGCGTTTCTGCTGGGGTGACTAAACCATGAATCAGATCCCTTACAATCGCCTCGTTGAACTGACGAATATGATAAAGGTCGCCCATGTAAACGAACGCTGCTCGTTCGTAATCGCTACAGCCTTTCAGGAAACGTTTTAAATTGCGGTCTCCCCCTTCTGATCGCCAGTAGAGGTCAGACGAATACGACAGTACCGCTAACGTTTCTTCAACCGACGGGATATGCAGATTAAACTTCTTAACGGTATTTTCTACTTTTGCCCAATCGGTCAGTTCAAGAATACTGGTCAAGTTAGCGTAGACAACATCAGGTCGCCAATAGTGGCGAGAGCCAGACAATAAGCGGTCATTGTTGGAGTTGGCAATACCGTTGGCAATACGACAGCAACTTGTCAACACCGGGTGCGTTGAGCGGTCGTAAAGCGGTGAGTGCTCAGAACGGTGGTTACCGGAGATGGCGTTGTTCAGAATCTTTTTGTTGTTCTGATTGTTGTTGTGGAAGGTTGCCTTAATAAAGTTACCGACTTTCTTCGCTTCAAACATTTCATATTTTTCGGCGGAGCGCTTTTTCAAGTTACCTTTGATATATTCAGAGAGTAACGATAACTTTTGGTGCGGCGGTAACACAGTCGTGAACGTAGGTGCCATTAACCATTCGTTATCGAGAATGTCTTTGAGGTACTGTGAGAAAGGTACCATAATCGGTTTTTGATCCAGATTCTCATCGCGTTCCAACATGCAAAAAACAGGGTCGGTCACGCCGTTATCCGGGTTTTTCAGTTCCTCGACAACAAAGTCACGACATTCTTCGAAAGGTCTTCCAGTGCTGCGTTGTATGAATAAAGCAGTTTGAATAATGTACGACTCGTGCACGCCAAGGTCTCGATGGTAATCCTTAGCAGTACGCGTAAATGGGTTAGAAACTTTCACGCTATCGTCCTATGTAATCGGTCTTCTACAGGAATAGTACGGTCACTGAAAAAAGAAAAAAAAGAAAAGATAACCTTCTCCTGTAACCTTTCGGTTACAGGAGAAGAGAATAGTTAACTGGTGACGATGGTGAAATTGTTGAAGCCTGCGCTGTTAATCGCCAGCCGGATCTTTTCAATATCACCTGTACCAATCCCAGGAATAGTGACAAGGGCATTCACTGTCTCAACGACGTTGATCGTATCAACTTTGATCCAGGGTAATCCGATGACGCGTTCTGTGCCGTCTTCTAAGGCCAATACCAACCAGTTGTAAGAACGGGCATTGTCTTCAACGCTACCCGATGGCAGAAGAGGATAAACCTTCGCGTGCTCTGCTTCCGGGTCAATACCGAATTTAGTAGCACCTCTGGCCGACACAATGTCAGTCGGAACCACGTTACGGAAAACATCCCCGTAAAGCGCAGACGGATAAACCTGAAAGGTCACCGTGGAGTTCAGTGTAAATTTACCGAGGATGAGGTCTGTAGACGTCATTTAATTTTCTCCCGATTCGAAAAGCAACATTAACGTAGTAGAGTCGAAGTACTCGAGGTCTACATAACGAAAGGTTGTTTTACTGGTGATTTCTTCCACTCGTTCTTTCAAGGTTTCGTGGGTGAGAAAAAGATGACCAGCAATCTCACCGTGTTCAATAGAAGGAACAGTAGTTTTCAATCCGCTGTCAATGACTTCCAATACGAGCTTCCTGGTCGAGTCCTTTAGGTATTCGATGTCAATAACCGTATCATCATCTTCATCGCATTGGACTTCGTCTAAAAGACCCTGATAAAAATAACTAAAGATTAAAGGGAGTCGTACAAGGGAAGTAAGAACTTTTATTTTCATGTTCTTCAATCCTTAAACCAAGAGAATAACTTCCCGTGTACAGGAATAAGTTCTCAAGATGATAACGTTTCTCTAATAGGAAGGGATGGACTTTCTCCATCTCACGGTAAAGTCGAGTATGGAGACAATCGTAGTTTTCCAGAATGATTTCCATGCCGTACTCGAGTAAACCAGGATCACTCGCAATAAAGAATCCTTTTAAGACCTCGGGGTGCATCGCCATTTTTTCCGGTTCCAAAATATCTTCGACGAAAAGCGACGAAAGATCACGTGCTTTTATCCAGACATCTCTTGGCATATTATCTAGGAGCGTCGATAAACCGGAATAAAAAGACTGGCAGGGCAAAACAACCAACGTTGCATTTTTGTTTTTCACCATACCTCCCGGCTAAGGTCCTCCACCACAAATGAGATCGCATTGTTTCGCAAGAGTACGTCGCTGATATCCATATCTTCGTGATAACGGAGTTGACTCCTCTCGAAGGACAACAGTAAATCGGTCGCAATCACTTCAGCCATATCTTCAATGTAACAAAGTAATCGGCGTCGAGTACTTCTATCTAACCGTAACTGATCGCTGGGATCATCTGCATCAGGGACAAAGAAAAGATCAATCGTGTCATCGAGTCTTTCCGATGCCTCCTGCTGACCGAAGTACTTAACGTCCAGTACAAACGCGATGGTACAACCGATAAAGTCGGTCACTTCAAAACGAATCTTGTCTCGGGGGATATAACGATTAAACCCATCGATATATCGACTGAAGAAAAGGTGGAAGTTTGACGTTGGCCAATCCTTCACCGTAAAGATTAAGATAGTACGAAAGAAACGGGACATTAAGATCCTCTGCGAACAGTCAATTGGAAGGCGATGCCGTGGTGGCGTAATTCTACAAAATCAATACGAGGAGAACGTGAAAAGTTACTTCGTATCTCCCGTCGATAATCACGATAAAACGAGACGAAGAGTTCTTCTGCCGTCTCTATCAACTCTTGCGTCGTAACATCCGGCATCTTAGCGTGCGGATACGAACGTAAGAAATTCTCGATTTCAACTCTGATACGCCGCGTACCCGATGACGATAGATTTTCTTCGTCGGTGCCGATAATGAAGTCGAATATCATCTGCAGAACAAGTCGGCGATAGAGTAAATCGCAATACATCAGTTCGTGCAGTATGGCAGCGGTTTCTCTTCGATAGGGTAAAACAAAAAGACGGGTCGTAGTTTCAGTCACTGACGGTAACATAGAGGTCTCCTCTAACGAATCTTACGTTTCTGATTTGATCAGGACTCAAAACGATATCTTTCATGGCTAAAGTCTTCCTTGATATCTTCGAGCCTAATAATTGAATATCGATGTAGAATTTTCGCTCGAGTTCTTCTTTGAGCTTCTCGTCCAGATGTTCCATTCCGTCGGAGCACAATAAGTTATCTAAGACCTTTTCCGCTTCTTCGTTAGCCTTGAAAAAGAAGGGCATGGAGAAGGTTGTTTGGTAACGTGATAAAGAAAATAGAAAAGCCGGGAGAATAATCTCCCGGCTGTGTATTGAGTATAAGTTTTCTATTTTCTTTATTTCTGACGCGTCCCAATGAAGGTCATAGATGAAGGTTTGTGAATAATCTAATCGACCGTTGGTCACGTGAGATCTCCCATCCATAATAGTCAATGATACGTTCTTCGCTTGTCTTTTCAAGAAACGTTTTGATTTCTTGCAGCGACAATTCCAGAAGTGCGTCAGTATCAGATAAATTTAGTTCAGGCGTAGAAAAAACAGAAAGAAGTCGTTGCTCCATCGTAGAGTAACCATAAATCAGTTTCTCCAGACTAAAGAGTAAAAGTAAACCATACGCCTCGCCAAACGTCACCGGTTCTAAACTGTCAGAGAAAAAGCAACGGTAGATCTTCTCGAGGCGAGGTCGTAATAACGCGATGTCAATAATCTCTATTTTGTTCTTCAGATTGTTCTTCACGTTTTTCTCGTTGTATCCTTTCCCAATCCCGAATTCGCCAATCGCCAAGGTTCTCGACAATTAATGCGTTGTTTCTGACTTCGACCACCACAATTTCATCCCAGAACCTATTTTTTCGTATCCCCATGTCACGAAAATATTCTACCGAGAAAACGATAAAAATGTCGATGACTTCACGGTAGAGTTCTTGGGACGGCTCATCCACGATCTCTTCGTTGTACGGATTAAAACCAATAGGTTCTAACGTGTAACCTTTAAACCAACTACGAATAGCAGCATCGTCGTCCCAGCATTCCCAAGGATATTTAGCGTCTTTATTGATTGCATTCCAAAAGAGACGGAGGGCGGTTTCCTTAAGATCTTCTACACGAAGGTTCTTCTCAGCGTACCGGTCGATAACACTGTGTTGGCGACGGACTGAATAGAGAATGGACGAT